TCCATCTGTCTAGGGTTTCCTGACCTCGGGGTGCGAACTTACGCCACCCAATTCTATTATCATTATAACGACTGTTTTTAGTGGGATCGCCGTTCTTCCCACCCCGGATTTTATAGAGGATCTCAAAGTAACTAAACCCATAGACCAGCATAGTCATGACCTCGCTTACGAAGTCATCCCAGGTATGGGTCATATCGTCTAAACACTCTTCCAGAAACTTAGCAGCTTCTAGTGCTTCAGGTGAATCATTGGCTGGAGTAACATGCCAATCCAATCCACGGATTAGTGACTCGATCCCGTGAAGCATTGCGCCAACGATAGGATCGTTGTCACGCATCTCAGAGTATACCTTATACTCTCGCTCCCATGTAGACAGCTTAGGGTGCCACTCTTCATCAATGTATCCGTCGTATTGCTTTAATCCACTGATACCGTGAATTGACATATCTACCTTGTCAGCCATCTACTCAAACCCCCCAGGATTGTTTAGTTAATCCCGAACTTGAAATTACAATATCTGTTGTGAACTCACGGTGACTCTTGAAAGCTAACATCAAAGCGTCTGCGATATCAGGAGACTCTACACCACGTCGGCGCATCTCATCTTTTGTTTCAATCTTAATACGACCATTTGAATCAATGGTGTATTGAAGCTCTGCTAACTGAGCACCAAGGTCATCGGCATGACAATCAATATCAATGTCGCCGCGCTCGAAGCGTTCCCTTAAGTTCCAGTACAGTTCAGCACGCTGGTTAAAGAATCGTTGATTCTCTTTAGCTCTACGCGCAACGTTCACATCTACAACCTGTCTCTTGAAATCACTTTCCTTAAGACGGTCAACTACCCCACCACCTACACCACAACCATCGACGAATATACTCTCAGGCTTGTTGCGTCTGGCCAATTCTAGGATTCTACCTACGGTAGCCATCGTATTAGCATCACTCCAGGTACCGATGACTCTAGCTTTACTACCCCGTCGCATGACAACAATAGTTTCGTTAGCCCCAAACCGAGAAACATCTACACCAAAAGAACATAGACCGTCTTCTTCCAAGTCACGATTCTTCGCCTCGTCTATCCACGACATAGGAAACAACGCATTGTCTTGGTTATCTGGAAACTTACCCATGACACGAGCGTCCCAGATAGGGCTCTCACTACCATACTTCTTATACTGAGCGTCTGCCCAGTGCGGCGTCACTAGAGTTGGGTATGGAAGACTGCCGTGAATCTTGTTCTCCCATCTGCCTGTCTCTATATCCTCTACTGTAATTCCAAACTTGGTAAAGTTTGGAGTGTCAAAACAGGACACAGCGAAGTTACTAGCAGATGGATTCTTAAACGCTCTACCAAAAGGCGTGTTCTCGTTTGTAGGGTTACCGATTCTTAAGAGTCTACTGTGTTGACTACTCAGGATAGATTCAATACCTTGGTCGATCGCATCTGATATACCACACGCTTCATCAACTATCACAAGGCAGTGCTCCGCATGGAACCCCTGAAACTTATCCGGGTCGTAATCGTTCGCCGTAAAGCCCATCGCCATCCAGTCAGGCGCAATGTTGAGCTGTTGTTTAAGTATCTTACCACCAAGGGGAATTGTACTACGACCGTGTGCGGCTCTGATCTCTTTCCAGATGATACCTCGGACCTGTCGGTCAGTAGGAGCAGTCGTAAGAACAAGCGATGACGGATGGCAGAAAAGAAACCACAAAGCAGCGCGGCTTGCTAACCAAGACTTACCGATACCGTGACCAGAGCGAACATTCGTTTCGCGATTGTCTACCATTGAATGGAGGATTTGGGATTGGACAGGCCAAGGCTTTTCGCCCAAGACTTTACGGACCCACCACGTTGGGTTGGACCTAGACTTAGACAGGACTGTTTGCCTGCTAGAACTACCTAGACTTGTAGCAGCTGAAGACATTCATTTTACATTTCCGCATTTTAATCAGCGGGTACATTTGAATCAATTGTATCTGACTCAACTATTTCACCCTCTTCTAAATCAGAGGACTTATTATCATTTACCACAAACTCGGCCCAGTTAGCAATGTTTATTGCACCACCACCAGGACCAGACAACTCATGACGCACCGGAGCATCAAGACCCATTAACTTAGAACGACGCTCCATGATACGGAGCACACTACCTACAGCCTTATCGCTACCGCCCATTGCGTCTAGCCAGACTGCGTTCGTTAAGTGGTCAAGGCGTTCTAACTCCAGGTAGACCAGCTCCTCTAAATCCATCGTTAGGTTCGCGCTTCTCATCAGGTTGCCCAGATGCTTGCGGCATGAATGGATTGAGATGCCTGTCTCTTCAGCTATCTTCGAGTAGGTCTTACCTGCGATGCGAAGCTGGAGAACCTTAGCTGCATCTGGTGATAGTCTGTAGGGTTCAGGTTTCTTTGCTAGTTTCGTCATAACTATAGTTTAACTCAATTCGGGAAAACTTGGAAGAGGGTACAGGGGGTAATACACCGTGTGGGATTTGATAGTCATCACGCTGACTCTGTACCCTCTTGCGGATAAGTTAAGGGGTTTCGGAGGTGAGGTCAATGACGCATTGCGTTAGTAGTTCAAATATTGAAAATTTTTTGTGAGGGTACCCGGGGCACGAGCCTCTTCTTGTGTAGCGTTTTGAGTCAAAAGGTCTGGCGGGTCAATACATATTGGCTTTGTACTGGTACGTAAAGAAAATCTCAATATGCAACAAACTTACCCGGTAGAATATAACCTAAAATTAATAGAGATAGGTTGTTGCAATTGGGGCCTACATAGGGCATAATTTTACTATGAGTATTGATATGAATACATATCGGGTTGATTGTGGCGTGTTTGCCGCATGCGCCCACGCGCCTAACGCAATGCGTTATGGCGTATCTAACGTGATAACGCGTTGCGTTATCAAATCAAGCTTAATGGCCAAGTTTAGCCATTAAAACGGAGTTGAAATCATGAATAACAGAGCACAAACCATGCCTAAGTTGAGCGCAATCGCTCAGAAAATTACCAGTAAAGACGTAGTTGTATCCATGTCTGAATTCAGCGGCAAACGCGGGTTTCGCGCCTACGGGCCAGGAACATGCAAAGAGTACCCCAAAGCATACACCGTACACATTGACCAGCGCCTGGAAGGTGAAGCGCTCGTAGAGCCACTACGCAAGGCGCTAGCGGCCGTTATCGGTGGCAAGGTCAACGAGCAAGGCATGTTGACCAATGGCAAGGGCAAGGGCAACCAAGAAGCGCTGAATGTAGTTGATAGTAAGCTACCTAACCACGTTGCAGGTATTAGTGGTTGCGGGTGGGCGTCTGTAGTCAAAGGTGAGAAAAAAGCCCGAGGCAAGAACGGTGTAGTCAAGACGGTCACATATACCGGCAGTAACGGTGTTGGTGGTACATGTAAGATTAAGCCTGACGTTGACTTCATTGTAGGTAATAAGGTAACCAAGTGGGTGGCTGTATGCGCCGATGGTAGGGAATTCACTTTCGCGCCGGATGAAGAACAGCTACAACGTGCACAAAATCAGGCCGCTGAAATTCAAGCGCGCGCCAATGCGAAGGTTGCGAAGCTGGAAGAACAGTTGAAGAAAGCCATCGACGCATCGCGCAAGGCCGACGAACGGGAAGCCAAATTATTGGCGAAGCTGGAAGCTGTAGCCTAGTCACACACATGTAGGTAAGGCAAAGAGCCCGCGTCACTATTGTGGCGCGGGTATTTTTGCGTTCAATCAATGACACAATGCATAACCAATATTCTGACGCGCCAATATTCTGACGCGCCGAAATAGTGACACCGATATTCTGACGCACCGATATTCCGGCGCGCCAATATTCTGGCTCTGACGCAGTGTTTAATGAATGGGAATTCAGCTGAATGGCAATTCATGAAACGGTGCGTCAAATCACGAATTTTAAATCTAAAATAGCCAAATTTGGCTATTTGAAAGAAGGCTCGAACTTTTTTTAAACGAACTTTTCAACTTTTTTATTTTTGTTTTTTATTTTTTTTTGTTTTTTTTTTATTTCATTGAGGCGCCGTATGGTCAGCCTTTTTTATCTCAACTTTTATTCAACCTTTTTTATCTCAACTTTTCAAAGGACAAACACACCATGACTATCATCCTTATCAACCTTTCAA